TAATGTGTACCCTTTGGGCCTTTTGAAACAAAAGTTCTACCATACAATTCACCTTGGTATTCGTCACTCTTGGCTACATATTTTAATACCAATTTGATTTTTCTGTCTAAACTGATACTAAGCAGACTTTGAGGTTTGAATTCAAGAACCTCAGCATCTACTGTTTGTCCATTGTCTACACAAGTGACCTTTGTTTTATCATCATACCTTATCATCGTCCTCTCCTAACACAGTTGAAATGTGTTTGACACTACGGATAGTAAAACTACGCCATTCTTTCTTTTCCAAATCAAACACTCGCATTGATGTGGTGCTTTCTTTCCTAGGTGCTTTACCTTCAACTACAGGTTTAACCTCTACTGGTGGCAGTAGTTCAGGTTGCAATGTGCATTTCATTACACGCTCAGTACCATCTTTTTTAGTAAAGGTTACTGTAACAGGATTAATGTGCAATACACCAGTCAACCATGATGCAAAAGAATTCCACTCAGTATCTGTCCAATGGGCAGTGATATTCATCCCTTTTCCTGTTCTTTCCAAGTTGTGAAAAAGTTCTGTATCTTCAATTCTTCATCCCAAGAACTACCATAATCATTGTCTTTATCACACAAAGCCAATGCTTCTTCCTTAGTAACAACACGATGAGACACAATTTGTTCCCCGATATGTTCTTGGCTAAATTCTTTAGCTTCGTTCATTGAAACAGTATCCAATGCCCATAGAGTTTTATCTTTACCGTACTTGTCTACACCAACAGGTACTTCTACCATATAGCGTTCACGGAATGTGCTGACACATTCAACAAGTACCCATTGTGTTGGTTCTTTCTTTTTCATAGTCCATGATCCGTCTTTGTTATCGATCCATTCAAGTGTATCGCCCTCTTTCCATCCTGCCTCTTGCATAAGGTCATCGGGAAATTCAAGTATAGCATCACCTGTTTCATTATCTTCTTTAACTTCTAGTGTCCAAGATTTGTTCATATTACCATCCTTATTAATCCAATTGTGTCAATCGTTGTTAGCAGTATATAGTTAGCAAGCATGCCAAAAGATTTCCTAGACCAAGAAGCCCAAGCATACAAGGCACAGCCAGTAATCCAAACAGGATAAAGAGCCAATAGCGGGGGATTAGGGACTGTGAATGCCATAGTAAGACTGCATCCAATACTAATAGCCCAAGCAAGCAACTCAATAAAAAAGCGAACTCGGTTAGACTTAAAATCATCTTTGATCCAGGAAAAGATACCGATTACTATATCGTTCATCCAAAATCCTGAGAATAATCTTCCATGATCGTATCTTCTTCCTGTTTTGCAATCACTTTACGCAATACTTCTTCAACCATTTGATTGAGAGTAATATCACGCTTGTGCGCTTCCATAAACAATTGCATCATCAAATGATCATCCAATTCTAACGGGACTTGCACACGCTTATCAAACTTTTCGCCATTAAACATAGCCAGTGCCTTTTCAAGGAAATCTTCTTCTACTTCCAAATCAATCCACTTAACATCATCCCATGCTTGATTAGGATCTACATTGCGTTGTTTTGATTCGGCAATGTAAGCATCACTATAGTCTGAATTCATCCAACGATATGGACTTTTATCTTCCGTCCATGCCTCAGAGTTAATTGAGACTTCCGCAGAATAGACTATTTGGTTAACAGTACTATACACTACCGATAGGTGAGCATAATCACTTTCATAATCTAGGTATCGTGCATCAGGATAGCATTGCCATTGATACTCGCTACCACCAGTAATTCGGTGATCGGTAATTTCGTTAATCTGACTTAGATTCATGTTTCAACTCCATATAAGGTTCAATTGTGTTATTATATATCTGTTCCATTGTTTTGTAAAGCATTTTGGCATCCTGCTCAGTCATGCCTGCTGTCCAATTTGGTTCAGCAAGTTCTTTCCGTAACCCATAATCATGTCGGTATGTGTAACACATATCGGTGATAATTTCTTCTTTTGATTTCATCTTTGCCTTATTTTTCTACATTCATTAATTACAAAATCAGGGTATTGATTTTGTGCTCCTAACACTTGTGTACAATTAAAAGTAACTGTTATTTCATCCGAATCATCATATTCCTGATGCATAAAAAACCCATACACCAACATAAAGGCAAAAATTATGCACATTATTAAAAATATAGGATGTATCAAATCAGCCAATCTATTTGGACTAGGAAATCTGTTCATATATAGCAATCTACTAATGTACCAATATAAAATTGATATCTATAATTGTTGTAGTCTGTGCGATTTTTTAAATTTTCATATTGGTGCATTTCTTCTAAATTTTTACGGAGTTCACGTTCCTCTTCCAATCTCTTTTGTTCAGTATACTTGATTCTTTTCCAATCATAATATTCATCTACCCTGTCATAATGTTTGTTGAATATTTCTTTACGCAATTCAAGTTCATGCTTGTGGCGTAAGGTGTAATCTAACAATGGGGTTGGTGTACTTACAGTGGATTTTACATTAACGCTCATTCGTCCTCCATTTTGTTATTTTCGTAGTCCCAGTGCCGACTGTCATAAAAATTAAAGTGTATATTGTAGCCAAATATACCTAACCCAATATATAAGCCTGCATGGCTTTGTCTAACAGTCCAATTAAACATAAAGGACACTATAGTTGCGTCTTTATAGACCTCTAGTTCAATAAACTTATTTTTAAATACAGTAGACCAAGTTTTAGACCAAAGGTTTTTAAACTCTACGTCAAATGGATGTGAAATATTAAATCTAAGGTCAATCATAAAAATATTTAAAAATTATTATAACACATACTACTAGTATAAAGATAGTGCTTTCGGTAAAATACATTATTCTTCAATTTCCTCTATTGCTATTGGTTTGTCAGGAATATTTTCAGTGTCGCCGTCTTGTGCATATACAAATCCCAAATTCAACATCTTTTGCTCTTCGGAATAGGTACAATGAGGACGGAACACAAACAGCCGTAGAGTAAGATTATCTCGGCTGTAGTAGATCCTATACCGAACTTGTTCCACACCCAAAGTGTCAGCTAGTTCCTGCAATGTGAATGCGTCAGACCAATCCTCAGTTACACTGGTGCGAGTCTTTTCAAAGTAAAAATCCTGCATACGCGGTATGGCCGCTGCCTTGGCGGCCGCTAGCTTTTGCTCACACCATGCAATCTTGTGGTCCAGCATTTCTGTTGTGATTTCGTTGGTCATTCTTCAACTCCGAAATGTTGTTTAATCAAATCACCCTGTGTCTTACCACCTTCAGCAAGAATCCAATCAACTTGGTTAGCACATTCCTGCACAATCAAATCGGCGAACTTTTTACATTCTGGCATCTCCCAGTGTCCAATACCAAACATATCTTTTTCATACCCAGCCTGTTCAGCAAGGTCTTTAATTCGTTCGTTCATTACTTTACTCCAAATGTATTCAGTGCTGGACGCAATGTGTTAATCAATTCAGTCTCGCGGGCATGAGCAGGGCGCTTGCCACGTACAATCTCAACGACACCAAATACGAAACTGTCGGCACCTTGTTCACGCAAGGCACGTGACAAACCCCAATCTTTGTTCTCAGTCAAGGCACGTTGCATATGCTTTTGCATACGACGGCGTAATGTACGAAATACATTGCCCTTGAATGACACCGCAGTCAGACCGATGTAGTACTCAAGTGTTACAACATCTTGAATGTAGTAAATCACTTGATTACGGTCTGTTCTGCGTTTGCGGTTGATTTTTGAGTTCATAAATGTATTATATACCCAATTTGATTTATTGTCAAGTTTTGAGTATATAATACTTTTAGTCTACTTTTGCAAATCCCATGAACATTTCTGTGTCATACCAAGCGACTGCTTTAGTATTCATTTCATAGACAAGCACAGGGTATGCTTCTGTATTAACTTTATCAAAAGTAACAAGTTTCTCAAATTGAGATTGAGATTGATCTTCATCAGACTGGTCCTCAAAAGTGATGTACGCTTTGTTAGTGTTCACAAACATATCGATATTGTAAGACATAATTGGCCCTTTCAAGTGAATAAGATGCTATTGTATACCCAATTTGATTTACTGTCAACAATGAATTTTTATCATTGCTTGAAGCAATTCGCTTGCCTTGGTAAGATTAAAGTTCTCTTGTCTATAGTGCCATTTTTTCTTTCTCTCAGCAATATCAAGTAGGTCCATAAGTGAATACTTTTCGTTTAAATTTTTAGTACTCATAAGCATTTTGCTCATGTCGTAAATATCAAAACTATATTCTACCCATTTTAAAGTACTATTGATTTTGCGTCTGTTTGCTTTCATCTCACCTGTCACAGGTGTGTACTTAATTCTATACGCTTGC